GCCAGAAGGTGCGAGGCACCGACGGTGCCTCGCACGTAGTCGAGGCGGGCAAATACGCGCCGGTGATTGGAGACGACTCCACACGCACGGCGATTGAGGCGTCCACTTTGCTTCTGGCAGAGTATCAGCGAGCCGTTCATATCTGGTGGGGCGGCAACTACTATGCGAACGCCCTCCCTGCGTCCTCGTGCTGGCTGGTGTGGGATAAGGAGACGACGGGCAACTTTGCGGACTGCGAACTGGCATGGACGAATCAGGACAGGGCGGCGAGGCTCTTCCGCCATCAGTGGAACGGGATGCTGAGGGAGAGTGAACGCGGGCGGCGGGTTCACCCTACGCAGAAGCCGGTTGCGTTGGCGGTGTGGGCCTACGAGGCACTGGGTGCCGAGGGCGACGTGATTCTCGACCCGTTCTGTGGCAGCGGCATGACGATGCTGGCGGCGGAACAGACTGGTCGCACCGCCCTGGCGATTGAGATGAGTGAGGATTACGTCGCCGTGGCGTTAGAGCGCATGGCGGGCATGGGGCTGGAGCCGAGGCTGGCGGAAACGAAAAGCCCCGCCGATGAGGGCGGGGCTGCGGGCGATGCGTGACGCTAGGCGATGCGGTGGGATCCGCTGTGGTCGATCTCGCCGTCGGGGAAGCGGGGATCGTCGCCCTCTTGCGTGGGCGCATCCGCGACCGTGCGCGGCTCGGCGGCCTCGGGTGCCTTGAGGACTTTGAGGATGTCCTGCATTTCGTCAAAGCCGATGCGCTCGGGGTCCAGGGCCAGGGTGAGCCGGTCGAAGGCCAGGATGGTGGCCTGGGTCTTCGTGAGGCCGTAGGTGGAGCAAAGCAGGTCGATCTGGTCCAGGGTGTAGCCGGGAAGGCGGACGTTGAATTGCTCGTTCATGGGGCTCCTTTACGGGTGCGTTCGTCCTATCTAGCACTATCATAGCACAACGCTAGCGAAGAGTCAAGGGTTTGGGGCCACGAGTTTCGCAACGGTTCTGTAACGAATAGGGATTCACATGGCAACCGAGCGCGTCAAAACCCAGCGCATCATCGACTGCCTACGGGAGACGAACGGCCTCATCAGTCTCGCGGCCAAGCGCGTGCCGTGCTCGCCCTCGACCATCCGCCGACGCGCCGCCGCCGTGCAGAGCGTCCAGGCGGTGATCGACGAGAGCCGCGGCGAACTGGTGGACCTGGGCGAACTGGCCCTGCGCCGCGCGGTGGTCAACGGCGAGCCGTGGGCGGTGTCGCTGGTGCTCAAGACGCTGGGGAAGGGGCGCGGCTACGTCGAGCGGCAGGAGGTGACGGGCGCGGACGGTGGCGCGATAGAGATGGTGTGGGACGATGGCTGTGACGTTACCACGTTTGCATCCGGGCCAGCGGGCGGTGTGGGATGAGCCGTGCCGCTTCAAGGTGCTGGCCTCGGGGCGGCGCTGGGGCAAGACCATGCTCGGCTCCCTGGCCTGCGTACACGCGGGCGCCTCGGGCGGGCGCGCCTGGTGGGTGGCCCCGTCCTACAAGATGGCGCAGGTGGGGTGGCGAGCCGTGGCGCGACTCGGGCGCCAGGTGCCGGGGGCGGTGATCCGCCAGGGCGACCTCATGGTGCGCTTTCCCGGCGGCGGCACGGTCCAGGTGCGTTCGGCGGACGACCCCCAGAGCCTACGCGGTGAGGGGCTGTCGCTGGCGGTGATGGACGAGTGTGCCTTTATGAGCGAGGCCGCCTGGACGGAGGCGCTACGCCCGGCGCTCTCGGATAGGCTCGGCGGGGCGCTGTTCATCTCGACGCCCAAGGGCCGCAACTGGTTTTGGCGACTATTCCAACGGGGGCAGGACGATAGCGAACCGGACTGGCAATCGTGGACGTTCCCAACGGTCGCCAACCCGTACATCGCACCGGGCGAGATCGAGGCAGCTCGCCGCGACCTGCCCGAGCGCATCTTCCAGCAAGAGTACGAGGCGCTGTTTCTGGACGATGCCGGCGGCGTATTCCGGCGAGTCCTGGAGGCGGCGACGCTACAGCCGCAAGGGCCGGCTGCGGGTCGCCAATACGTAATCGGGGTGGACTGGGGCAAGAGCAACGACTTTACCGTGCTCACCGTGATGGACGTGGGCGCACGCGAGATGGTGTACCTGGATCGGTTCAACCAGATCGACTACGCGGTGCAGCGCGGCAGGCTCCAGGCGCTCTACGAACGGTACAAGCCCGACTGCATTATGGCCGAGAACAACTCGATGGGCGAGCCGATCATCGAGCAGTTGCAGCGCGACAACCTCCCGGTGCGTGGGTTCCAGACGACGAACGCGACGAAGGCGGTGATCGTGGAGGCGCTGGCCCTCGCATTCGAGCAGGGGAGCATCAAGATTCTCTCGGACCCGACCCTGGTGAGCGAACTGCAAGCCTACGAGATGGACCGCACGCCCTCAGGGCTGGTGCGCTACAGCGCTCCGGAGGGAATGCACGACGACACGGTGATGAGCCTGGCGCTGGCATGGGCGGCGGCTAACACGCGCACACAGGTGGAGTACGCGCCATCTCTCTATGCTGACCCGGCGCCGGAGCCCGAAACGGCTCGGGAGCGCGACGCTAGCGTTCACAGTGACAGCCCACTACACCGGCGCTGGGCCAAGCGGCACTTTTGCCAGCAGTGTTATGACGAGCAAGGCGGCGATAACTGATGCCACATCCCGACATGTCCCTGCTGCTCTGGGAACAGCGTCGGCAGGAGGAGAGGCGCGACCGGCTGGACTCCTACCGGCGGAACTGGGAGTACTACAACGGCCGCCATAATTTGCCCCTGCCGACGCGGACGGGGCAGCCGGACGATAACGTCATCCTGAATCTGCTCAAGCTGATCGTGGACAAGAGCGCCTCGTATCTGTTCGGCAAGAGCGTCGGCTTTGAGCTGGCCGAGGGCGAGACGACGCCGGAGGAGCAGTACCTCGCTGACGTGTGGGCCGCCAACCGAAAGATGACGTTCCTGCTCAAGTATGCCAAGTCGGGCGGTCTATACGGTCACGGCTTCATCAAGATCGTGCCGGACGGCGTGCGCCCGGGGGTGCCGCGGCTGGTGGCGCTCGAGCCAGAGATCGTGACAGTGGACTGGGATGAGCAGGACATCGATCGTGTGACGCGTTACCGGATCGAGTGGGTGGCTGCCGGGGACGACGGTCGGCCTCGCTACTATCGGCAGGACATCACGCGAGACGGGGAGCGCTGGCAGGTCGAGAACCAGCGCGCGCAAGGCCAGGGCAGCTATGGCCCAGACCCGGACAATCCGGACCTAGTCTGGCCGTACTCGTGGCCGCCGATCATTGACAACCAGAATCTGCCGCTGCCAGGTGCATACTATGGGCAATCTGACCTGGAGGAGATACGCACTCAGGACGCGATCAACTACGTCGCCTCGAACATCCAGCGCATTTTGCGCTACCACGCGCACCCGAAGACGGTGGCGGCCGGGGTGGGCTCTGGAGACCTCCGCGCTGGCGCGGACGACGTGACGCTGCTGCCGAGCCCCGACGCGTGGATCAAGAACTTGGAGATGGCGAGCGACCTGGGCAGCTCGCTGGCGTTCCTGGAGAGACTGACGCTGTGGCTACTGCGCGTGACGCGGACGCCGAACCTAGACCCGACACAGGTGAGCGTCGGGGCGCTCTCTGGGTTCGCGCTGAAAATCCTGTATGGCGACGCACTGGAGAAGACTCACGAAAAGCGGTTGACCTACGGCGACATGCTGGTCGAGCTGAACCGCCGTCTTCTGGAGCTGGGCGGTTACGGGCCCGACCTCTGGACGACGCTGCACTGGCAGGACCCGTTGCCGGAAGACGCTGCCGCGGAGCGGCAGCGAGATGAGTTTGAGCTCACCAACGGGGTGGCCTCGCTGGAGACGGTCCGTGCCCGGCGCGGTCTCGACAACGAGGTGGAGGAGACGCGCATCGCGGCAGAGCAAGCGGCGCGCAGCGCGCGCGAGGGGAACGTCGGCGCCCTCCTCGTGCAAGACTTCTTCACCAACCGGCGGCCTGAGGAGGGCGGGCGCTAATGCCCCTCCCCGGTGACATCCTCGCGGCGCTGCACTCGCGGCTGGGCGCGCTGGAGGCGGACTATGCGGCCCGCCTCACCGACGCCTACCGCGTGGTGCTGGCCCGCCTGGTGCCCGAGGCGGAGGCGTTCCGGCGCTACCTGGAGCAGCAGGTGGCCGACGGCAAGACGCTCACGCCGAACCAGATTCGCCGCATGGATCGCTACAGAGCGTTCATCGCCACGACGGCCCAGCAGATCGACCGTTACGGTGCGGTGGTCGAGGGCGAGGTGACGGCAGGGCAGGCCGCCTTTGCACGGCAGGGCATTGCGGATGCGCGTGCGCTGGTGGAGGCGCGACTGCCCGAGGCGATGCGCCAGAGCGTCATGGGCACGTTCGCCGTGATGCCCACCGACGCGGTAGACGCGCTGGTGGCGGCGCTGGCGGAATCCTCCCCGCTGCAAACGCGGGTGCTGGCCGGCTATGGCGAGCGGGCGGCCCAGGGGATCGGGCGGGCGCTCGTCGAGGGTGTGGCGCTGGGCAAGGGGCCGAGGGTGACGGCGGCGGCGATGGCCAGGGCGTGGGGCGTGCCGCTCACCGACGCGCTGCGAATCTCGCGGACGGAGCACGTCCGGGCGCACCGCATGGCGACGATGGATTCCTACCGGCGCAATCCGCACGTGGTCAAGGGCTGGATCTGGCATTCGGCGTTGATACCGGGGCGCACCTGCCCGGCGTGTGTGGCGATGCACGGCACACGGCACACGCTGGAAGAGACGCTAGACGACCACCCGAACGGCCTGTGCGCGGCGGTGCCCGAGACGGTCTCCTGGGCGGACCTGGGCGTTCGGGGTGTGCCGGAGACGGGGCTTGAGGTCGAGGCGGGCGAGGCATGGTTTGCCCGGCAGGGTGAGGACGTGCAACGGCAGATGCTAGGGCCGGGGCACTTTGAGATGTACCAGGCCGGCACGCCGCTCTCCGAGATGGTGACGTGGCGGGAAGACCCCGACTGGGGCCGCACGGTAGGGGTCAAGAGCCTGAAGGATATGGGCGGAGTAGCGACGGCGGCTGAGGCGCGGGAACAACAGCCAGCGCAACCGGCGGCGGCGGCCCAAGAGCCGACCGGCCTACGGGGCGAACTGCGGCGCCGTACAAACGAATATGACGACGAGTGGTGGGAACTATCCGGCGGCGGCCTAGGGAACACCGTCAAGATTCACACGCCCTATCAGGAGCAGGAGGTCCAAGGGTTCTGGTCGGGCGGCACACTCACGGCCCGGCCGGCCACGGACGTAGAAATCAACCGGCTCGCCCGAACGATTGACGACATGCCGGATGGCCTCAAGGGCATGGTCAAACACAAGACGGACGTTGGCCTGGCGATTGTCGATGCTAAGAACGATGGGTTCAACGGCGGCGGGACCATCTATGTATCGGAGAACCACTCCGATGAGGTGCTGCGACACGAGGCGCTTCACTCGATAGTAAATCAGAACGTACCATCTATTCAGAAGGGTAACTGGTGGGGCGAAATAGAAAACAGCCTGGGCTTTTCGCACGCCCACTCTGCCGGATTGACCGGTGATCGGTACCGCAGCCAGAGCAAGGGCGGTGAGGACATTACCATGATGCTCACGGCCTACGACCCGGATCATAGTCGCTGGGCAGCGAACCTCGTAGACTACGATTCTGTTCCTGGGAGCGGACAGTTTACAGAGGAACAGGCGCGGGCCAAGATTTCCAAGTTGGTGACGTTCATCAGCAAGGCGATGGGGGTGGACCTGTGACGTGGGAGCCGGTGCGCGGCCCTGCGATGAGGGAGATTATCGAGGCCGAGAATCGCGCCCGCCAGAAGGCAGATGCGTACAAGGAACTTGTGGAGAAGGCGAAGGCCAGTGAACCTAAGCGCCGCCCTGCTCGATAAACTGCGGACCCTGGTGCCCATGTCCAGCGAGGACATGCGGATGAGGGGCTACCGCAACAGCCGGCACCATGACCTCCTGGACCTGTGGTTCATAGACGCTTCGGGGGATGCCTATGGGCTGGTGAGAAGCGAGATCGAGGCGGCGGGGCTCGACAAGCGGTGGCCGCTGTACATGGCGCACGACTACGGCATCAAGGTCATCAACGGGTGGCGACGGGGGGAAGCGTTTTGAGCCAGTGCGCTAGAACC